GATCCAACACGGCAACACAATGAAGATTTGGATGACCTCGACAAGTTCGCGGCTGACGTCTTCAAAAACTAGAGCACTGCCATTCGGTGGTGCTTTTCGTATTTAACCAAGGAGGCCCATCGTGGCGAACACTCTTTACACCCCTGAGCAGGCAGCGAAGGCGACTCTTGCGTCGCTCCGTTGGCTCTCGAACCTGCCGCGCACCGTGCGTCAGGACTTCTCGACTGAGTTCGTTGCTGGCGCAGGCCAGACCGTCAACGTCCGCAACCCGATCAGTGCCGGTACCGCCTTGATTTACACCAAGGCGAACCGCGATGCTCGTGCTGCGATCGGGTTTAACGACCTGACGGAGACTTGGTTCCCCGTAACCCTCGAAGACCAGATTTACAACGCTGTTCGTCTTCCTGACGACTTTGCGACGTTCACGCTGAAGGATCTGACTCGTCAGGTTCTACGCCCGCAGGCTGAGTCTGTTGTTAACGGTCTTGCTGCTCCACTTATTGCGGAAATGGCTGCCGTTGTTACAGATGGAGCTATTCCGGCGATGGCCCTTGATGGCTCGAACATCATTGACGTGCTTATCAAAACCCGCCAGGTGCTCAATTCGCGCAAGATTTCGACTGAGGGTCGCACGTTCGCTGTTGGTGCTCAGATTGAGTCGGCGCTTCTGGCGCTCCCGCAGCTTCAGAAGGTCAATGAGGCTGGCACGTCTGAAGTTCTTCGGAACGCTACTATCGGTCGCCTGTTCGGATTCAACATCATTGCTGATTCGGCGCTTGCGTCTGACTTCGGTATCGCGTACCACCGTGATGCTTTTGCTCACGTCACGCGCCCGTCGCGCCAGCCTGATGGTGCCGCTAAGTCGGCTACCGTCGCGCAGGATGGTTTCTCGCTGCGTTGGATCCAGCACTACAACCCGCTGCAGCTCGAAGATCAGTCCGTTGTGGACACGTTCTTCGGTGCGGCAACACTCGACGCAGACCGCGCCGTTTCCGTTACCGTCGCGGCCGTATAGCTGATGGCGACCCCGGCAACACTGGCCGGGGTTACTGAGCTTTCTGACTGGATCGGTGAGCCCCTTGTGGCTGACTCTCCGGAAGGCAAGCGCGCTGTTCTGTGTCTCCGTGTCGCGTCTGCTCTGGTTCGCAAAGAATCAGGGCAGACGTGGTTGGAGACTAACGGCGATCTGGTAACTCCCGTTCCAGAAGATGCAGTCATGGTCACTTTGTATTGTGCGTCGCGGGTTTTTGATAACCGTAATGCGCAAACTCGTGGTGGCTTGGATGACTATTCGGAGTCGTGGAAGGTTGATGAGTCGGGCGCATATATTACTGCGTCTGAGAAGCGAATGCTTGCGCAGTTCCGCACGTCTGGGTTCCGTGGTTTGGGTTCTGTTTCTACGACTCGTGTTGAGTCTGCTGTTCCGAGTGCTGGTTGGGTTCCGACTGGCACGCCTGACGTTTTGTTCCCTTGGTATTAGGAGTTCTGACATGCGCCTCTCACGAATGACCAAGCGTGGCCGCGACCTCGCAGAGTGGCGCATGTTGGACACCTGCGAGATCGGCAAGTTCGCTGAAACTACTGATCCTGATACTTTCCAGCCAATCGCGACGTTGGTTGAGTCACAATATGCCGGCAAGTGCAGGGTGGCGTCGAGGTCGAGCGCGGTGTCTGAACGTGAAGCGGGTTCGCAGACTTTCGCTGATCAGTCGTTGGTGCTGAGTGTGCCGATGGCTGATGCTGGCCTGATTCGCACGGACGCAACGGTGAAGGTTACCGCCGTGGATGCCGCTACAGGCAATCCGGCGATGGTGAATCGTACTTATCGTGTGGCCGGTATGGCTATTGGTTCGCAGGCTACGGCGGCACGTTTCCTGTTGGAGTTCCTGTCGTGAGTGCCGATTTTAGTGAGTTCGACAAGTTGAATCTTGATCTGACTGAGGCTGCGAATATCGACAACTTGCAAGCCTCGCAGATTGTCCAGCAGGCCGCGATGAACACGAAAGAGTCGTGGGCGAAGGATGCCGCTAAGGGTGTCATGGGTGCACAGTATGCCCCCACGATCGATTACACGCTTCATGAGTATGGTGCTTTCGGTCAGGGTGTTTACTCTGCAGAGATTGGCCCCAACTTGGCTCGTTACGGCGGGTTGACGGGTAAGGGCGGTCTTACTCCGTCGTTCGGTATTTTCGATGACCCTGAGTCGTCTGGTGGCATTTCCGCTACTCCTACTCGTGCGCGCCCAAAGGCTGAGAAGTTCGCGGAGAAGGATCTAGAGAAGGGTGTTCAGATCGCGATTGATAAGACACTCAAGAGATTGGGGTTGTGATGATTCAAGAACATTTTGCAGCCGTCCGCACCCTGATTGTTGCTGAGGTTCCAGCCGCGGTGCAGGTTGTCGATTCGGTGCTGACGAGTTCGACGGGTGAGCTGGTTCGGGCGACTTATGTTGTTCTGTTCGGTGGTGGCCCTGACTCGTTGGATGATGACCGTTTGACTGCACCACAGGTTGCTGATTCTGATGCTGAATACGGTTACACGGCCCGCTGTGTGTCCGTTACGGCGGATGGCGCACGAACGCTCGCAGGTCGCGTGTTCATGGCCGTGGGGAACGTTCCTGCGGTCACGGGTCGCAAGTGTGGCGGCCTTGGCTTCGAGGGCTCAACACTCGTAGAACCTGATCACAAGGCGAGCCCGCCGCTTTTCTTCACCGATATTGAGCTTTCACTAACCAGCTCCCGCGCATAACCAACCAACTAGCTAAGGCATCCGCACACCGGGTGCCTTTTTTAGTACCCAAATACTCCCTCGGTCTCCCCGAGGGCCAACCGAATACCCCGGTTTCGGGGAGAAGAAAGGAACGACTATGCCTGATGTAGTTGACTCTGTACCACCCGCCATCGACCAGAAGGGGAACACTGTTGTCTGGTGGGTTCCCACCATCGCGAGCACTGTCGCGCCAACCGTGGCAGAGATTGGTGCTGCAACCGCGTACCGCGTCACTCACTCGTTCACCCCTGATGGTTGGACGATTGACGGCGACCAGACGAAGGCTGTCGATGACCGTCTTGCGCTGACGACTCCGCTCGAATCCCTTGACACGCTGACCTACACCTTCGGTGCGGGTGTCAAGTATGTGGATTCGTCTGCTGCTGGTTCTGCTGCTGTTGTTCTGAAGCCGACCTCACCTGCAACAACAAAGACGGGCTATTTCGTTGAGCGCCGCAACGTGTCGAACGCGACTCTTGTCGCTGGGGCACAGGCCGTTCGTGTGCTTCCTGTAACCCTTGGGCCACAGATTCTTGGGGCGGTTGATGGTACTGGCAAGTTCACGATCAAGCAGCAGGTTTCCATCACTGGTGTTCCTGTTGCTGGTGTTGTGGCCGTTTAGCTAAATCCTCCTGCCGGGGTGTTCTCACCGTGCATCCCGGCAGGTTTCAACTTTCCCCACGGTGAAACGGTGAAAGGTTTTGTTATGTCTACATTTAGTGAGCAGTTAGCTGCCGCAAGCACGGCTAAGCGTCCGTTTGAAGAAGTTCAGGTTGTTCTTGATACTGGCCTGTCGGAGAAGCGCGCAGAGTTGCAGGCTGAGGTGGATGCGGCGAAGGCGAAAGCTGAAAACGATCCACGTCTAGCTAGCGTCAACCCTGAAGAGGCGAAGATTCAGAAGAAGCTGGATGCGCTACTTGAGGCATCTGCTAGTTCTTTGCGCACTCTGCGGTTTTATCAGTTGGACGGCGATAAGTGGGGCGAAATCACGGGGCGTTGTCCTGTTCGTTTGGATGCGCCGATCGATCGCTCTTACGGCTACAACATGCAGAAGGCATCGGTGATGGCTGCCCCGCTGTCGGGGTTTGCTATTGAGGACGACGGCACTGAGGTCGCTCCCATTGTGACCCCCGCGACTGAGGGCACCCCTGCCGTTGATGAGTGGGCTAACCTATTCGCGAAAATCTCGGGACATGAGTTCATCCGCATCATGGATGCAATCTACAAGCTCAATGAGTGGGCACCGGGCGAGCGGATTAACACGCTAAAAAAACAGTTGGCGAATCGTCCCGCCTAAGAGACGAGCTTGGGCTTGCTGAAAAGCTCGGCATATCCCATCGCCGTCTAAACGGTTGGGAACCCACCACGTTCACCGAATACGTCTTTGACGATGCTGGTGTCGTGGTGGGGCACAGGTCAACGCCTGAACCCGAATGGGACACAGAGCAGGTTGATCTTCTGCTTGCTCTTGAGCTTTTCCGTCGTGACCTTGGCCCCAATGGGGAGTTGATGTCAGAAGCGACATCTGAGGCCGCGAACCCGAATAACTACAAAGATCCTCTTCGCTATGTTCCGCATGGCCCGTTCACGAACTGGGCTGAGAAATCCAAGCAGGATGCGATCGATGCGTTCAAGAAGGACTCACCGGACGCGAACACGAACGGCATGTACTGGACGGTCGACAAGCAGGAATAGTCGCCGTCACGCTCCAAACCCTAAATCTAAATACCAACACCCTGGAGGTTTTCAATGGCTGAACGGGTCGTAAAAGTCAGTCTGCTTATGCAGGTGTCTAACTACATCGCGGGTTCTGAGCAGGTACGCAAGGCCAACGTCAACGTGGGCAAGAGCGCTGCCGATTTGCAGGCAAAGCTCGAAGAACAGAACCGCACAATGGAGTCTGTTGGACGCGGCATGGTCGTGGCTGGGGCTCTAGCGGTCACTGCGTCTGCTTTGGCGGCTAAGGCTGCAATCGGTTGGCAGTCGGCATGGACAGGTGTAACGAAAACTGTTGAGGGCACCGACGAACAGTTGGCTGAGGTTGAGGCTGGGTTACGTGGGCTGACGAAGGTTTTGCCGGCTGCACACGATGAGATCGCTGCTGTTGCTGAGGCTGCTGGTCAGCTCGGTATTCAGACGGGTTCTGTTGTTGCGTTCACGAAGACGATGATCGACTTGGGCGAAACAACAAACCTTTCCGCCGACGAAGCTGCGACCTCTCTTGCCCGGTTCATGAACGTTATGGGCACCTCTCAAGATCAGGTGTCGAACTTGGGTTCTGCTGTTGTAGAACTCGGTAACAACTATGCGACTACTGAGGCTGAGATTGTTCAGATGTCGCAACGCCTGTCGGGTGCTGGTCGTCAGATCGGTTTGTCTGAGGGTGAAGTTTTGGGGCTCGCTACGGCACTTTCGAGTGTTGGTATTGAGGCTGAGGCTGGCGGTTCCGCTATCTCGAAGGTAATGATCGACATCGCTAGTTCTGTTGATAAGGGCGGCGATCGGTTAGAGCTGTTTGCTAAGACTGCTGGGGTTTCTGCGGATGACTTCGCGAAGAAGTGGGAGTCGGAACCTGGTGCGGCACTTGCCCTGTTTGTGAAGGGTTTGTCGAACGCTGAATCTCAGGGCAGCTCGACTCTTGGTGTTCTCGAAGAGTTGGGTATCACTGAGGTTCGTATGCGTGACGCACTGTTGCGTTCTGCTGCTGCGAGTGACCAGTTCACGGAGGCAATGGACACCGGTAATGCGGCGTTCAAGGAGAACAACGCTCTCACGGAAGAGGCTGCTAAGCGGTATTCGACTGTTGAGGCGAAACTTGAGATTACCCGTAACAAGGTTGTGGATGCGGCTATTGATTTCGGTCAAGTATTCCTTCCTGTTGTGGCGGCTATGGCTGACGCTGTGGGTGGGTTGGCTGATGGTTTTAGCGCTCTCCCTGACCCGCTGAAGGGGGCTGTCGCTGGTGTGACTGCCCTCAGTGGGGTAGTCCTTCTTTCTGGTGGCGTGTTCCTGCTTGCTGTGCCGAAGATTGCACAGTTCCAAACTGCTTTGGCCGTGTTGGCTACGTCGCAGATGCCTGCCGTTGCTGCGTCTGCCGTTGGAATGCAGACCGCGATTGCTCGTGCCGGTACAGGTATGGCGGCAACGGCACGGTTCCTTACCGGGCCGTGGGGCATTGCTCTGGCTGCTGCTGCGGTTGGTGTTGCTCTACTTACCAAGTACGTCGATGACTTGAAAGCATCGTCAGCAGAGGTCACGAATGCTCTAACTACAGCGCGCACTCAAGCAGAATTGTTTGCCGTGTTGGGTGAAGGGCGCGACTTCACTGCTTGGCGCGACGTTACTGGCGACCTAGAAGACATGGGCTACATGTTGGGTCGCGTGCAAGAGCTCAACGATGATGTGTGGAAGCGGTTCACTACAGAAACTGGTGGGTTCCGCAACGCGATCAAAGACACCGGTGTGCAACTTGCGGATCTCGCGGCGACTGATTTGCCTGCTGCACAGAGAGCATTCCGTTTGCTCACTGAGGGGCAAAACCTTTCAGAGAAGCAGTTTGCCACTTTGCTCGACACGATGCCGGATTATCGGGATGCGCTAATCAAGCAGGCGGATGCCCAAGGCATCAATGTCACCTCTACGGATGAGGCAGCGAATGCAACGAATCTGCTGAAGCTTGCTTTTGGTGAAGCAAAGTCGGGTGCGCTGAAGGCGGCGGATGCTTACCTTGCCGCGTCGGATGAGAGTGCTGGTCTGGAAACGCAACTGCAGTCCCTGATTGACACCATGAACGAAGCAAACGGTGTTGGACAGGACGCGGTGAGTACGAACGCGGCTTACCAGTCTGCTCTTGTGGACGTCAAAGAGGCTGTCAAGAATGCTCAGGATGGTGTCGATGGTTTCGCTATGGGCATTGATGAGTCAACGGCAGCGGGTTCGTCTAACGCGGACATGTTGCGTGGTTTGGCTTCAGACTCGCAAGCTGCTGCGGAAGCTCAGCGTGTGCTTGATGGCGACACGGACAAATACAAAGCAACTCTGATAAATGGTCGTCAGGCAGTGATTGACCAAGCGCTTGCGTTTGGTGCATCTGCTGAACAGGCCGAGAACTTGGCGAACCGGATTTATGAGATTCCTTCTGAAAAGGAATTCAAGATGATCGCTGAAACGGACGCTGCCCAACGTAAGGTCGATGATTTCTTCATCCTCAACAACGGGCGGGTTATCACTGCCCATGTGGAGGGTTCGCTAAAGGGCGGGTTCGCTTCTGGTGGTTACACCGGTGATGCGCCTGTGAATGCTCCTGTCGGGTTTGTTCACGGCAAGGAGTGGGTGTCAACGGCACGCACAACCGCGATCCCGGAAAACCGGCGCGCTCTCGAGTACATGCACCGCGGCGGTGTCATTCGCGGGTACGCACAAGGCGGGTATGTGACCGGGCGTGATGTGCAGTATGCGTCTCGTTCGGGCGGTGGCGGGTTCGTGCCTGCCGGTCAGTCGCGCGGTGATGTGTCCTCAACAGTGCAGATCACAGCAATTGCGAACGATGCGAGTGAGGTTGCCGATCTTGTTTCAGCTCGACAGAACTTTGAATTGAGGAAACTGCGGTGACAGATGCAAACGTGCGTATTGGTGGCCTCACATTTTGGGGCGGTGAAGGTAGTGACGGGTTCTACATCCGCAAGGGTGGCCTGAAGGGGTTCCTTGATGGTGTGGGGGTTCGCGGGGGCAGTGTTGAGCGGCCTATGGCTCATGGTGATTTTGATTTGCCTGTGTTTCGTGCTGCTCGCACTGTTTCCCTTTCGGGGCCGTGTTTGGCGCCCTCTGAGGGTGAGTGGATGCACCGTAACCGAAAGTTCACTGGGCTGTTGGGTGATGGGCGTTCTGAACGTGTGACGTTCGATGTTGGCGGAACTGTCCTGTGGGGTGATGCGCGTCTTGGCGATACTCCGCAGTGGGATCCGCAGATGTGGGGTTCGCGGGCTGATTATCTTCTGATGTTGAAGTTTGCGAATCCGCGTCTGTTTGGGGAGACTCGCACGTTTGCGTCGGGTGTTGCTGCATACCATTTCGGCAACTTTGCTGCTGCCCCTGTTCACACTGTTGAGGGTGTTGCTGCGGGTTACACGATCAATGGCCCTGGTGGGAAGACGTTCACGGTTACTCAGGCGGTCACGTCTGGGGTTCCGCACACGATCGATATGGCGACGGGGTTTCTTGAGGTTGGCGGTGTTGTGGTGGTTGGTCAGGTGACTTCTGCTGATGTTTGGACTGTTCCGGGGGGTGGCACTGTGACTCACACGCTGACTGGTTCCGGGCTCACTTTGTCCACTGCTGTGACAGATACGTATATCTGATGGCATGGTCTGTGTGGTCTGTTGACACTGTTACGGGCGGCAATCGTCAAAAGCTGCCTAAGCCTCATTCGTTTTCATGGGGGCGTTTTCTGAATTCTGGTGGTTCGGGTTCGGCTGTGTTCATGTTTCGGGATTCTGTTTTCAGTCGGTTGAATCCGCGAACGGTGTTGCGTGAGAAGTCGCGGACACTCGTTCTGGATTGGGATGGTGTTGTTGTTTATGCGGGCGCGGTGGATCGTGCTGTTTACGATCAGCCCTCTGGCCGCTTGACTGTCGCCCATTCTGATATTTGGGCGGCTCTCAGTGACCGGTTGGCGATCGATCACACTGTTCCTGAGTCGAAGCTTGTGAATCAGGTGTTCGCATCTAAGTCTTCTGGGACCATTGCGAAGAAGTTTGTTGAACTTGTTATGCAGGATACTGGTGGGCTGAATGCGGCTTTACCAATCACATTGCCGGCTGATGTCTCTGGTGGTATTTCGCGCACATATTACGGTTACCACTTCGAGTGGTTGGGTGATGTGTTGCAGAATCTGATGGATGAGGATGGCGGAACAGATATTGATTTCCGCCCTCGTTGGGTTGGTAATGCACTCAATTGGGAGATGCGTACAGGTTCACTCACTTCTGGTTTTTATGAGTGGCATGTTGGTGTTGATAAGTCGGGTGTTGCCGAACTTTCGGTGATGACTGATGCGGTC